CGACCGCAGATTGACAGAACGTTCTCACGGCTCGAATAGCCGCCGCTTTCCAGAAATTACTCATTCCACTTCTCTCCTTATGCTGTTCTTTTCCAAACATAAACCGCCAGATAAGGCGGCATATTGTTATGTGAATTACTCGCGTCTTGGCCTCCGCTATAACCAGAATACCAAGTTCCTTCAGCGGTGCCAGATTGATATATACCCGCTCGGTTTGAACCGCCTTGAAAAACGTACCTATAAGACAGCGGGTGCCTATGATTGGGAAGGCCGCTCTCCGCGGCTGTCAGCGTGTGCGCGGCCTCGCCGCCTTCGTAGCCGGGTGCGATAGATGCGTTCGAGTTTCCACCCGCCGCACCGCCATCCGTTGCGGCAAGAAGAAATTTCCCGCTTATGCGTTCCCATGTGCCGCCGAAAAGGAGTTCAGGAGAAACCGACACAGTCGAAAGATATATCGCGCCGATGGGGTAGACGGTGAGCAGGTCTACACCCCCGCCGCCAGAAGAACCGCCGCCAGAGGAGCTTTCCCCGGATTGCAGGTCGACGATGGTGTCGGCGAGGGTCTGCTCCGTTCCGAGGGTTATCTCGTCATAGCTGTTCGACAAAACGTTCCAGACGGTGCGAGTGACCTTTTTCTTGGCCGAGATGCCGAGAGCGGGATAAGACACTTTTACCGTGTCACACAGGCTCACCCGTTCCAGATCAGCAAGCCCGGTATACTCTGCCGTCTGTCCGAGCGGGACGAAGGAAACGTTTATTTCCTGTGTAGGGTCTGCGTTCGCGGTTCGAGCGAGGTACTGCGTTGCGTATGCGGTCAAGGCTTCGACCGTTGGAGGCTCGTCAAAGTCCCCGGAGCAGTCGAGCGGAGCGATGCGTGCGTGTGCAAACTCTGTGTTGCCGTTTGTGATGACTTTCGGGTTCGTGTACACGATTTGTTCTTGATCGTTCTCGTCCGTGTAGGCATAAAATGCCATGACCCCGGTGATCGTTTCGCCGATGTCCAGAGCATCGTCGTACTCGGTGAGGTTTTTCCCGTAGGCAATGCGAACGCCGTTGTCCGCGCCCCGGTTTTCAAGAAGTCTAACAGTCCAATTGTCCCATTCAAACTCCCCGCCGAATTTATCGATGACAGACCCTTCCATGCCGCCGAGCGCGGCGCGAAGACCGCAAGGAACGCTGACAGAAAACGGGATGGGAACAAGCGTGTCAACGTCAGATTCAAACGAAAACGGACAAGCGACCTGTGCCGACTGTGCGAGTGTTTCCATCATCGTCTGCGCGGAATCGGTCTGCCCGGAACAGAGGTCTACCGGGATGAAGTTCAATTGGTAGGAAATGTGCCGAGCGTAGAACGTGACCGTTCCGTCGAGAGATGCCTCCCGCCGATAGATGCGGAACGCCTGTTTCGTTCCCATGTCGTGGGAAGTGGCGACAATCAGTCTGTCCTCGGTGATCTCGGAGAAATGATTTCCGTTGGTAGAATAGACGAGTTCCAGTTCAAAAAGCCCGTTCCGTTCCTCGGTGACAGTACAGGAGATCGCGTCGGAGAGTGCGAAAAGTCCCCGCGTAGAGAAGTCGGTCGCGTCTTTTTCAAACAAAAGAGGAACCATGTCAAATCCTCCAGAAGCGCGGGTTAAGTTCCATTGACCCGCTATATGTCGTTTCCCCGTTGGTGTGGAAAGCGTAAATCGTGCCGCTCGAAGGCGGGAAGTCTGGAGAAAATACCCCCGGAGGTGTTACCGTGAGATAAGGGTTTCCGTTTCCGAGCGGCTCACCCATGTCATCAGCTAAGACCGCGTTGCCTGTCTCGAAGTCAATAATCATCCGATGCGCGGGGAACGCCGCTACCTCGAATTGCCAAGTCCCATCCGCGCCCTCTATCGTGAAGAACGCACCAGACGGCGCGTAAACAGTCACAAGCGGCGACCCTGTCCAACCGCCACGAACGGGAGGGTAAGGGTCAATCTCTGCGGAAATATCACTCTCCGAGAAATCGAGTGTCACGACATGGTCTATTCCGTCGTTGATGAACTGTTGAGGCTTGCAGTTGAAAAGAAGCGTGAAGTCGCCCGTCTCCGTCGTGAAAGTTGTTTTCGGTGAGACTTCCTCAATGAGAGGGATCGCCATGCGGTAAACGTCCGGGTGATTGTCATCGGTAAGCACCTCATAAGTTTTAACCGTCGACAACCATCTGACGAAATCCTCAAAACGAGACGCGAAATCCCTGTCAATGTGGCAGTTATATTCTATTTCGACATTCATCCACGAACCCCGGTCAAGGATGAGGTCGCCAGACCTGCCGGGAACGTGAATAAACTCCCGGTCGCGTTCGGGTTTCTCCCATGTCCGGGAAGAATCGATCGAAATGCCCCAATTATCATAGAGGTCTTGACCATAAAATGTTAAGCCCATACTGCCCCTTTCCGATTCACGCTCTGTTGAATCTTCCTTGCTACCATATCCGCGAGTTGAGTTTCGTTCATGCCCTTCGAGGCGTTGACAACGACATTGATGTTCGTAGTCCCGCCCATCTGCCGCAGTTTGTCATAGGAGAGAATGACTTCCTTCCCGGCCTCGCCTCCTCCGAGGAACTTCCCACCCATCGCGCCGAAGATGGTCGCGCCGTTCAGCAGAATAGGGTTCTGCATTGCTCTCGCGTTCCACTTCACGTCAAATTTGGGAAGTGACCCGGAGCCACCTATCCCATAAGGAGCAACGCCTGGAATGAGCCTGATGCTTGGAATACTAATGTTAAAAATTTTTCCGAGGTTGATCGGAAACAGACCCCTTATTTTATTCAACGCTGTTGACACGGCTGTTCTTGCGCTGTTGAACGGCGCGGAAACTGCCGACACGATGCCCGAAAACGTGGAGCGAACGCGGGAGACGATGTTCGACGCGGTGTTGACAACGCTGTTTCGGATATTATTCCAACCGTTCACAGCCGCAGTTCGTGCGTTGTTGATTGCGGTCGAAATAGCGGTCTTGATGTTGTCCCACGACTGCTTCATGCGCTTCGCAAGGTCTGCCGCCGCCGCTTTTATCTCGTCCCAATGCTTATATAGCACGACCCCGATTGCGATAATTGCCGTTATTGCCGCGATAGCAATCCCTATCGGAGACGCGAGAAACGCAATAGCTGTCGCCAAAGTGGACAGGATAGACAGGAGCGGGGAAATAGCCGCGATGACAGCAAGAATCGTTATGATGATTTGCAAGGTCTGCGGGGAGAGCGAACCGATGAACGTCAACACCTTTCCGATTGCCGCCGCGACCTTTTCCAGAACAGGAGACAAGGCTTGCAAGGCTTTCGCGCCCGTCTGAATCAGCGTCGCCATGCCTTGCGCTTTGAGCTTGTCGATCTGGTCTTGCATCGCGCCGAGGGAGGTCAGCGTCTCCTCGTCCATGATCGCGCCGACCTGCTCGGCCTCCTCGCCGTATTCACGGAGAGCCGCACCACCGTCGTCAATGATACCCGACAGCTCGTCAGCACTTTTCCCGAACAGTTCCATTGCCAACTGGTCGCGCTCGGTCTCATTCTCTACCTGTGAAAGAGCTTGCAGAACATCATAGAAAACGTCGTTCGCGTCCCGAAGGGAGCCGTCCGCGTTCGTTGCGGAAACGCCCAGTTTTGCAAGGCTTTCGTTCGACGGGTCGATTTTCGTCTTCAGCTTGGTAAAGGCTTTTACCATAGCCTCGGTTGAAACGTCGATCCGGTCGCTTGCGTAGGCGAATTTTTGAAGTTCTGCCGTAGAAATGCCCGTGTTCCGGGACATGGTGAGGACATCATCAGCGGTTTGAAGTGCTTTCATTCCGAGACCGCCGATTGCGGCAAGAGCCGCACCCGCCGCCGCTGAAAACGCTTTTGTCTTTTCTGCGGCAGACGTTAACCCCGCCGCCGCTTTCTCTGCGCTTGCCTTTATCTTTTCGAGACCAGGGTGGAAACCATCGGCAGCGGCTTTGGCATTTTTCAAAGCCTGTTCGGTTTCGATGATTTCGCGCTGAAGTGCTTGATATTCCGCAGAAGCCTTGTCGACTCCCGCCGCGTCCATCTGCGCTTGCGCTTCTTTAAGTTTATCTAACCGCTCTTTGGTCTGCTCGACCGCCTGTTTCAAAAGCGTCTGCTTCTGCCGAAGAAGGTCGGTGTTTGTCGGGTCAAGCTTCAGAAGCTTGTTGACATCTTTAAGAGCGTTTTGCGTCTGTCTAATCGAGGAGTCAACGCCCTTCAAACTCTTCTGAAGGTTTGTAGTGTCGCCCCCGATTTCGATTGTTATACCTGCGATGCGAGATGCCATTTGCTCACCTCAAAAACGGTCAAAGTCTGCTTGCGTTGCTTTGTATGTCCATCCGTTGTATTCATCATTTGACGATTCGGTGAACATATCGAAAATCATTCCTATTTCGAGGAAATCCAAATCAGAAACAGAAAGACCCATTTGAACACAGCGCAGAAGATAAA